TGTTGTCAGGCTCAACAAGTTCTGCTTCAATTTCATCAAGATCGGTCTTGTCGGTGCGGTGAACAGTAACGCCAACCGCATCAGTCACGGCCAGCGTTACCCGTTTGGTCCCTGGCTTAGACTCAATCACATCGCCAGCTTGCAAACGCTTCATTCCGTTTTCGGTCCACGCGATTATTTCACCCATCGCGCACAAAAATAAATGATGGTGCTTGTGAACTTTACCAACAATCAACGTGCCAGCAGGACGAAAAACCTTTCTGCAATACATTCCCGCTTCTGAGAAATAATGCTCAGTTTGCAGATCAACTTGCGGCATCTGGACCATTTCGGCCTGTAACCGCTCAATCTGCTCCCGCGATGGGATTAAATTAGCAAGATCGTTCAAGTCACTTCCCGCCCAGAAACCCGGATATTGATCGCGCTGGCCGTACCTGCAATTGTACTGATAAAGTCACCAACGCCTAAAACTTGCCCGACCAACTCTGGGAACGTGTAGACCTCAGACGCGGCAAGCGTCTTGGTCTTGGTGATCAAGTTGGTGTTTCCGGCAGAACCAGCCAGTGTCACCAAGTTGACGGAAATTGTAGCAGCAGACGCGCTGATATTGGTCGCTGTAAACTTGTCAATGATCGCGGTGACGCCAGTTGCGGTGTACTGGGTAACTTGAGTTGCTTCGGCAAACTTTGCCGGTACTAGGACTTTGACGGTGACCATTGATTACTCCAAAAGCAGAATATTGTTAGGTACATATTGCATCATTATCCAGTTTGTCCCATCAGAAACAAGCGTAGATTGATCCCCTGCACTTGCCAACAAGATTGAAGTGCCAGCAGCACCACCACCAATTGCCACTACGTTGCTAGACGCCGAGATCAGCGTCTGAGCTTGGTAGTTTTGGAAATACAAAACTCGGCCTGAATAGCCAGACGCAGCGGGCAGCGTGGCGGTGCAAGACGAGCCAGACTTGTTATTGATGATCCATACATCTGTAGCCGCAACCGAAAAATCTGCCGTGTACGTTATTGGTGCGCTGGAAGAAGCAGCAAGAGCTGCGTTAATTGCACCAACGTCCACAACCGGCTGGACCTGCAAACCATCAATTTGCTTTTGTAACTCCGCAATCTGCGGCAAAAGCGCAGCCAACTGATTTTCTAACGCAAACGCATTAAGCTGTTTAATTAGCTCTGCGCTAGAATTAACTGGCAGTGGTTGGGTATCTACGCTCTGCGTTAACGCTTGCAAAGCGGCATCATAAGACGCAATCAATGTTACTGCGTTAGGCGCAACATTAGGGTTGTTATAGACTTCAACAGCTGCGTTGAACAAAGACAAAAAGAACATATACCAAGCACGGTCAATCAACCCCGTGCTCGGGTCAACTAGCGGTACTCGCGGTGGAGTGATTGGTGTTACGCTAAGCATTTGTGCTGCTCAACATCAACTCTGCGCCCATGATCACCGTCTTGACTGGATCGGTCCCAGAAACTTCGTAAACCCGATCACGCAACTTCACGCTCATCCCTAAGCGCCGCCAAAGCACTCGATTATAGTAAACGCCAATCTTTCCAACTGGCGACCAGTGCTCGTTTGACCAAGTGTGACCAGCATCATCAGACCAGCGCAGCATTACTTGCGGGTCTGACCCCTGACCTAAATTTAAACCAACACCAGTTTCGCAATCAAGTTGTAGGCTATGATGCACTGTACGGGTTAAGTTATTTTGACCAGTTGGCAGCGCCCGCCATGATCTTAGCCAACGCTGGATCTGATTGTTGTCAGAATAATCCTCAAGGTCAAAAGCGTAGATGTTTCCGTTTTCAAAGTCGCCAACGACAATTTTGTTGTTAAACGCCATCTGGCAGTTGCTGCGATGTCGAGTAAATAAACCGTTTGACCACCCCGCACGCTCGTGCCAGGCTTGCGTAGCGGAGTCGTAAACCCAAGTTGCGTTGTCCGAAGGGAAAGTCAAAACATAAAAAGAATGACCGTCTTGCTGGTATGTGTAGGCGATTGCGTCAGAGATGTCGCTGTATTGCTGAATCTGCCATTCAATTGCATGGGTAGAGATGCGCTGACCAGTGTATCCGTTGGCTCTGTAGACCATGCCCTGACCGCGCCGATCACGCCCAAGCCAGAACATCCCGTTGTCCATCTTGGCAACAGAATATGGCGCAGCGCAACCTAACTCATTGAACGCGCCTTGAATTCGTTGCAAAGGATAATCGGTTGCGCCTGAGTCGTACCAGACTTCAATTGAGTTAGTGCCAAACGCCCAAACTTCGCGGAAGTTTGACGCTACCGCAACCAATCCATCTGGCGAGCCTTCGGTGCTGGCAAACTCAAGCGGGTCAATAGACGTACCGTCTAGCAACGCAGTCACCCACAACTTCTGGCTGTTGGGTTCGTTGAAAACAAAGTAACCGTCCAAATAGCAGACGGTTACAGCGCCGGGGAAGTCTGAATCGGTGATCTGACCAAAAGCGTTGGTCGTGTTGTTGTAGATGTAGCTTGGCCCGTTGGCCGCAATAAATAACTGCGTACCATTGTCAGCTAGGCTGACCGGCCCCGAGCCTGCTACAGTCCCCAAAAGCGTTGGCGCATAGGCAGTGGTGATCTTGTACAACTCCGTACCAGACACCACAAAAGCCGTGCTGTCGCTGGACGAGAACGCCCACAATCCCCTAATCGGCCCGCTGCCGATTGTTGCCAAAAACTTGAGTCCTGGCGCTCTGTTTAGGAATGCAGCTTCCTTACCTGCTTCCGGCACAATTTCTGGGAACAAGTTCACCATTCTGTTGTCGGCGGCGTTGACAGACCGAGCAACATAGGCGCTGCCCAGAATGGGAGTCTTCATCAATAATTCCCGGCGTACACGTTGAACCGCTGCCGCGTCGCAACGATTGCGTAAGGCATCGACATTACATCGTCAGGATTGTTGATGCGCTTGAGGTTGCGCTTGCTAGTCATGGCGATACGCTGCACCTGCGGCGATGGTTCAACACCAAACTCAGGCGCAAGTTCCATCGCCAAGTTGTAGCGAAAAGCACGCAAGTATCCCGGAGGAAACGAAATTGTAGTAGTTAGCGATGCGGGCTTTATCAACTCCTCTACGCTAATAAAGTGCCACTCTACTACCCGAGTAGGTACGGGATACACGTACATCTCTATATCAGGATAGGTCATATTCACCCAAATAATTTGGGGGTATGTAGAGGTGACGGTTTTGACCGCAATGCCGTCGTACTGTTGCTGGTTGATAATTCTGACACCAAAACTTACGTTAGTTAAGGGGTCACGAAAGTAAGTCGCATCATCAACCAACACAGGACGGTTGCCTACAAAGTTACCTGTAGGCCCTAACGTGCGCTTAATTGTGCTGGCAGGCCAGCTAAACACTTGATCTTGAGTCGAAAACACTGACAATCGCTCAGTGTTCCAACTGTCAATCATCTGGTTTAGCGCCACCAAATTGTCTTGATAGATAGCCTCAGGGAGCGCGTTACCAGAAGATACAAGTCCTAATAGACGATGAGCATCGCCTATTAGATCCCGTGCCGTGCTCACTGAATGCCCCCGTTAGGCGCGGGCATAATTCCATTCATTGTTGTCACGTCCGAGTAAGTGTTGGACGCTGGAATATTACCGATACGCGAGTTGGGGAGCTTCTGAATGTTGGTACGCATCAGATCGGCAAGCGAGGTTTTCAGGTAAGCAACAGTTTCAGGCGCAGCCTTTGACCCGTACTCAGGAGCTAATTCAACAGCCAGCGAAAGCTCCAACAGGCGTTGGTATCCTGGCGGCAGATATTGTGTATCAGTGAGAGAAGAATACTCAACTAGCATCTTCTCAGCTCTCAGATGAAACGACACCGTACCGTTAGGAACGGGGTACACAATGATCTGACCAAACGGTGCGCTAGGACGGTACAAAATCTTTTCTGGAGTTGCTGCCGTAGTAGATTTTGTCTGGATGTTGTTCCAGTATTGCTCAGTAATCAATCCCAATGGTGTGTCTGACGAACTGATGCGGGTGAAAGCACCCACGATTCGGATTGGCCGAGTCGTGTAGAAGTCTGCCGTTGTAAACACCGGAGTGCCCGTGGCGGGCGACGCTGGATTGTTGGCGATTGCGTATGTGAATCTTGTGGCTGAAGTGACCGTAATTGCAGCGGTGACGTTGTAGTCGCTTTGCGTTGCCCCAGTTACCGTGATGCGGTTACCAGTCACAAGACCGTGCGGTTCTTCCGTAATAGCGGCGGCGACGTTACCAGTTTGCGTCAAAGTAGCAATTGATACCGAAGAGTTGCCAATCGCGTAAGACGATTGATTGTTCAGCAACGAAAAAACTTCGTCGGAGGTGTAGTAGTAGTACTGCGGATTCGCGGCAAACGAATCAATCAGCGAGTTCATCGTATACAACGAGTCTTGCGCTTCGGCTGCGGTGGGGGCTTCGCCAGATGCAAGCAAACCCAACAATCGAAGAGACTTATAGATGATTTGTTGCGCTGTGATAGCCATTATTTAGATCCCCGCAAATAACCGGATGTTTTAAATATAAGAAGGGGCCGAAGCCCCTCCTGTTAAGTCAAGCAGTGAATTACCGAAAAATTGATAACGACAGCTTCAGAATATGAAGTTGCGCTCAAATTACGCAATGCAATTACCGCAGAGCCAGCAGTCATACTGCAAACATAAGTAGTGTAAGCCGCAGCGGTGCTACCGGTAGTAACGCTAGAGATATTCA